AAATAGGCCAGCTTGTTCAAGAATATGAAGAGGCAGAACAGAAGATAAGACAGGACCTAGAAAGCAACTACAGGGAAACTCTGCACCAATTGAGAATCTCAGGAACAGCAGTGGATGCTATCAATATCGAAACTAACAACCAATGGCAACTAGCCCGGCAGGAACTCGTTGAAGCTTTTACCCCAAGGCTCAATGATTTGAAGCAAGCATTAATTAGCTAACGGGAAACAAATCACGGTGCTCCCAAGGTTAGAGCCTGCTCGTATCGTCCCTGACGGCGGTCGTAGAGGGTTCGAATCCCCTGGACCCGGTAGTTCTCCTGGTCGACGCCGCAACGGGCGTCGGTGACGGTGACGACGTCGAGGAGCTCCTGGCCGACGTTGGTGGGGACTACGAGATTGCCACGCTCCACTCGCAATGACGCCTCCCTTAGGAGGGCATCGGCTCTCTCCTGGGCCCTGGTGGCGGTGATGAGGTTGGGGTCGTACACTTGTTCGAGGATATCCACGCCGAGCTTTAAGGAATCCCACTCGAAGGAGTCCTGGACAATGCGGTTGGCAGATTCGTCCTGACCGATGGCACGGACCCGGGAGCCTGTGACGGCGTCCGTGTATTGGCCGGAGATGATGGGGTGGGCGGCCGCGCCTACGCCGTAGGAGTAAGAGGGGGCTTCGGCGGGTAAAGGGTTCTTGGTGAAGGCTTCCTGGCCACGGAAGACGAGCTGGTCGGGGACGAAGGATAAAAGTTTGTTGAGTGCTTGAGTTCCTTGAGTGCCAGGGTTGACGATAAAGTCGGGGTAGAAGTTGTTGATGGCGGAAGACTGGGGCTTGGCAGGAGTGTTGGTGAGCTTGATACCAACTCGGGCTAAGAGCTGATATAGGGTTTGCCAGACGGATTTGGGGTCGACGTCGTCTTTGTTCCAGCGCATTTGATAGCGGGCGGTCCAGCGGTCCATAAGGCCCCAGCCGTCGAGGCAGTGAAGGGTAAAGAGTGATGAGTTAAGGGAGGAGGAGTATTGCCAGGAGTCTACCCAGAATGTGCCGGCGTCGACGGATTCCGCTCCCTGAGTAGTCTTATACCCCAAGCGAAGCGTAATTTCGCTGCGAAAGCGAAGCGAAGCGAGGGCGCCTTCCCCTAGAGTGGCGTACTGGCTCTTGGAGTTGTCGAGGGTGATAATTAAAGCACCCTCACCCTCTCCCGTCGAGGGAGAGGAGGTATGTTGGGATAGGGAGACGATATCCTTCGAGATGTCGAGGGGATCGGCAGCGGGGCGGGGGGCTCTCCAGACTCCGTCGGGCTTCTCCATCCACCAGTAGTCAACGGTACTCTGAAGCCTTAATCCATAAGAGGGCCCGCCTTCGCCAAAGGCTACGTCGGGTAAAAAGGGCCTGGGCTCGGTGAAGGTGGTATCACTCCAGTATGTGCCCTTTACCATGTGGCAAGTAAGGGGGCGGGTATAGGCGGTGGTACCGACAAACTTCTCGACGGCCACGATGCGGTTGGTCTCGTAAGGCTGGGCACTGGCTGGGAGATGACAGTCGGGGTAGATATAGGTGATATTCTCTCCGTCGGGGGCCATAAAGAAGCTCTCCAGGGCCAGGAAGTTGTAGGTGTCGCTGAATTTCGTCCTGAAGAGGTCGAAGTGATTGTAGGGGTTATCAGACTCCTTGCCAGCGAAGACGATTTCGATGGCGGGCCAGAAAGGGTTGTAGGTGGCTCCGATGCCATAAGTATCGAGCAAGGGATGGTTGTCGTCATACCATTCGTGCTGGCTGGTGCCCTGGGTGGAGGTATCTAGGACAATGCCGTTAATTTTCGCGGGGAAGCTGGCTTTAAGGGCAAGGCAGACGACGATGTTACCTGTCCCCCACCAACAAGCAGCAAGGGAAACTACCTCAGTATACGAGGCTAGCTGAGCATTATTCCAGGACTGGCCGTAGTCATGGCTATAATACTTCCAGAGGACGTTGCCCGTGGTGCGGTAGAAGATATAAACCTTAGCCCCATAGGCAGCAATGGCACAGGGACCAGAACAGGTGTCAGTGATCAGGGACCAGGGGGAGAAGTCGGAGCTCGGGCCAGGGTTGGTGATTTTCTGGTAGTAAAGCTTATCGCCAGCTGCCGCCCGGATGCGGTGCATGCTGCCCTGGCCATCGAAGGCGATGCCGTGATGGTTGTCCTGCTCGCCTCCTGTATAAAGCCTGGTCCAGGTGAGGCGTTTGATGCCGGCCTCGTAGTCATAGACTTTGGCCTCGACATAGGGGAGGCGGTCGGCTTTCTTCTGGGCGGCGAGTAGGGTGGCGGTTAGCGTTTTCATTAGTATTGAGATGATGCAGAATGTGTGGCGAAGTAGATGCGGAGGACTTTACTAGCGGCTGCGGTATTGGTGATATAGATGACGTGCCTGAGCGTGCCGCCGCCAGGGAGGTTAGTCGTATGGGTTGCCTTCAGGGCAAGGTTGATGTAGAACTTTATGTTGTCTGTGCCGGCCAGGATTAAGAGTCGCCTGTCGGCATAGGGGGAGGCGATATTGACTCCTGTGTCGGTAATGGTCTGATTAGTGCCGTCGGCATTGGAGGCGTAGATCTGTCCGTTTATTATCTTCCAGCCGACGTGTCGAACGGTGTCAGACGGGGTGGTAGCATTGAAATAGCCGACCCATGCCAGGGAATCGGCTATACCGTTGACGTATGAATCTAAAGACCAGGCGTTGGCAGAGCTTCTGCCTGGGTGCAACCAGTAACCCACTCCCATAGAGGCTGTATAGATCTTGCCGACGCTGTCCTTTGTTGAGCCTGTTCCCAGAAGGGTTTGCATAAGTCCCCAGGTAACATAGCCACTGCCGATGTGGTCTTCTGTCCAGGCGTCGTGAGTTTGCCAGTCGAAGGTGACCTGTATGTATCTGCCAAGTAGATTTGTGAGGGAGGGTTCATCAGCTCCCCCAAACTCATGTCTGCTTTTGTGGGCCAGGAAGTCGGACTGGGCGGCGTAGGCTACGGTATGCTTGTCATTCCCGTGCGTGGCTGGTGGCTGAGGCTGGCTGTGAATGTCTGAGAGTCGGTGTCCTTCCACCAGGGTTGCCGCCATCCCTTCTTCTTCGAAGTCGGGATCGTGATATTCGTTGCCGTGGACTTCAGCTCCGCCAGGGCTGCCGCCGGGCCAAGTAGCGATGACGCAGGCGTCTTTGGGATTGTCGCCGGGCATAGCCAGGATGACCCGGTTACCAATAACCATAGCAGAGGTCGGGATAGCCTGGGAAACAGGAACATCTTCGAAATAAGTAGTCAAAGAGCCTGCGAGCTGAACACCAGCCTTATAGGTGCCGCTGTTGAAATTTTTGAGGATGGCTAGCTCGAGTAGCATGGTTTCATGACTCCCCCGCCTGCCAAAGAATTTGTTCGGCGGGCAGGCCTGGCCCCTCTTACATTAAGAGGGGGAGTTTCACCTTAGGTCGTGGTGAGGTGGCTCTGAGAGGCCCAAGGGAGCCCCTGTTTTCCTTTTTAGGCCCCCTATTTATACTCAAAGCCTTCGTGCCTTGCCTATTTTCTTAGATAAGAGCTCCCAGGGTATCGGGGACGGACTTGTTGGCCTTCTCATAATGATTAGCCAGGTGACGGGCGGCCTTGATGATGTCCTCCGGCGAGGCCTGAACCCTCTCCCCTCGATATCCGCCTCGACTCAGGGCGGCGACAGCTGCGGGCATCCTTTCCCAGTCCACTGTTTTCTCGATATCGAGGCGCCCCCTGGCCCGGAGAATGGCTTTAGTGTGGTGGGGAAGCTTCCAGGTCTCGGGGTTGTGAGGGTCTTCCACGATGGCGAAGGCCTCTTTGGGGAGGCCCTCCTTGGTTTTCTCCTTTGTAAGTGCTTCTGCTAATTTACTCATGGTTTCCTCCTCAGGCGGGGACTAGCCCCGCCACTACTATGCTTTGCATCACTTTGCATCACTTTGCATCACTTTGCATCTAGTCATCCTGGGTATAGAGCGTCCTCCCGGTTAATCGATTTCCCTGGGCAACCTCCTTAAGCCTCTTGTCATAGCGAGCGAGACGTTCTTTGCCCCAGGCCTTGTAGCTGATGGTGCCCCAATGCCCAGCGATGGTAGCTCTGTCTACTGTATAGGCCGAGGCAGACATGGCTAAATAGCCTGTCGCACCGAGGACTATAATCTCCTCATGCTCGACGGGGATGGTGCTGGAGCCGCCGAGGGTGTGCTTCTTCAACCATCTCACCCGGGCGTTGCTGCCGTCGCCCGCGTCCTCCATATAGATATGACCAATCCACCGCTCGAACCTCTGGAGATAGGCAGGACGCTTTCCGATGGGGAACTCGACGGAGTCGACTCGGATTAACCCTGATAGGGAGGATATATCGAGCTCGGTGTCGCCGTCGGTGGTGGCGATATCGGTCTGCTGCTCGATGGGAGCATGGAGAGAATACTCCAATGCTACTCTCTGGATAGCTGCTTCGATTTCGTCGTCCGTCCAGCAGTAGTTCTGGCTATCAGTATCCTGGAGGTCCTGTCGAACTCTGGCTCTCATTTCGACTAGGTTCATGTCATAACTCCCCTTGCCCCTCTTATCTTAAGAGGAGGATTGAGGATGGGGAGGGGGCTTGACCTTCCCCCTCTCACCTCAAAACGATAGGAGGAGGTGAAAAAGTGCATGTCAGGGGATTGCCACGGCACTTCGTGCCTCGCAATGACTGCCTGGCGTAGGCATTAGTCTCTCACCCCCGTCAGCATGGCAGCCTTCACTACGGAAAAGAGAGCCAGTGATACATACCACTTGACCCTGGTTCTGGTGGCGTCCTTAGTCTCCAAAGAGCCAAGACGCTCAACCTGAATCATCTCAGGGCTGGTAAGTCCACAGACTCCCCCCTCACCCATCTGGAAGGCGAAGATGGCAGAGCAGTCGGACGACGTGCCGACGGTGTAGTTATCCTTTACCCAGTCGGAGATGGCCACAGGGATGCCGTTAAAGTACTCAACGACCTGGCCGAGCGCGCCCTCTCCGATAAGTAGATTGGTGCCCGCAGCTCTGGCCAGGGTCACAATCTTCCTGCGGGACCGGCGGCTCATTAAGAGTAAGTCGGGCTTGCCGCCTCTGACCAGGTCAATAAGCTTATCCAGGCTGGTCAAGGAAAGGGTGGCTCCGTTGGCTCCTGAGCCCTGATGGCTGCCGTAACGGCAGGTCCAGACGGCGGTGTTGTCGGCTACCGTGGCCCCTTCCGTGGTGGGCCAGGTAGGCGCTGAGGATCCTGAGGTGCCGGCGGTGGTGCACTCGTAACGGAACCCGTTTTCGAGGCCGGCCGTGGGCACGACAAATTGGCCTAATGTATAGGCGGTGCTGGCTGCCCAGGCGGTGCCTTTCATGGTCTTATAGAGGCCATCGGGCTGGTTGGCATCGACGCCCGAGTCTCCGTTAAGGAAGGTGTTCTCGAACTCGTGCCTGAGAGCCTTGGCCTTCTGCTCGATGACGGCGGCCTCGAGGTCCTGGATGTTGCTCCGGGTGGCCTTAAGAAAGTTGTCCACGTCGGCGTCTCCGCCGAGGACGCCCAGGCTGGCCGAGCACTGCTCGAAAGCCGGCTCGGACTGAGTCCAGGTACCGGTTACCGGGGCATACCAGCCAACGGTCGGCAAGGTCTTCTCCCTGTTGTATTTAAGGCTATTGCCGACGATTTGAATGAAGGGCAGCCTCTCTAAGATGGGGCTGTCCTTGATTACTGTCTCGATGATACCTTTAAGCAGGATATCGTTCGAGAGT